ACGCAATTATAATATAACTAAAAACCATATAAAGAAGACGTTTATAAACGTAAAGTGTTATAAGAATTATAATGCTCCGCTATTTAGTAAAAAATATAGAAATAAGCGTTTACATAAGACGAAGAAAATAATACATAATAATTTGTTAGCAGTTGACCCTAAAACTAATATAGGCGATTATGAAATAATGGCTACTAGCTTGGATAAAAATAATAAGGGCTTTATTGATATAGTAAAACATAATAGCTATCCTTTTTATGGTTTTCAAGGGCACCCTGAAGTAAATAATGGAGAGCTGTTAGAACCATTTTTTAACGTTGTTAAAGCTAGTTTTAACAAGCGAAAAAAAACTAGTTTTAACAAGCGAAAAAAAGCTAGTTTTAACAAGCATATAAAAAGTGCAACATATAATAATGTTAAAATTTATAAAAATTCTAACAATAAAACATTGAAATTGAGAGTCTTGAAGTATTAATTATTTAATAATAAGCTATATTATATTTTTTCTTATTTTTCTTAGACTTAGTAGGTCGTCTCTTAGACTTAGGTCGTCTCTTAGACTTAGTAGGTCGTCTCTTAGGTCGTCTCTTAGACTTAGATTTAGTCTTCTTTGATGACCTTGATTTTTCTAGTTTATTATTTGAACTATCATATACTTCTTTCGGTATATATCTAAAGAAATTTAGGTTATATAATTTAGAATCTCGAGAGAGTATATTTTCTTTAACTTGTGAATAAATTTTAGACTTCTCTTCTCTCATATCTTCCAGTGTTTGTTGCTTACCGTAACATAAGACACTAAATCTGCGCAATAATCCTTTTTGTTGCAGGCGATTATTTAGTTGAACTTTGAATAAATATTCAGCAATACATAATAATCTATTTTCATCATAATACGGCCTATTAGCGTATATAAATATTAAATAGAAACTCAGTATTGTATCTATTGTTGCTACTTTTATTTTTTGACCGTTAATGACTATAACATTGTAGTTATGACACGCAGTTGATTTATAAATAAATGCGATTACATCTTTATTTACTACAATTTCATAATGAACGTCGACATATTCACCTATAGGTTGTTTTTTATTAATTGTAACATTTTTAAAACCCTCATAATTCAATTGCTCTTTTAATATTCTAGCACTTGCCTCCGGATTATCGCTTAAAACATCAAAATCCGGAATATTAGAAATTTGTATGCGTTCTTTATATGGCATATGTTTACTATATAAAGCACTAGCAAAACCGCCAAAAAAAACAAGTCCTTGATTTACAAAGCAATCTTTAGTAATCTCATAAATCTCTCCCTGTTTGTTGTCATTACCTTCATAGTGTCTTTGAAAATCAAGATCTTTGCAAGATTGTCCTATTAACGGAAAATGCTTATTTAATAATATAATACGCTTAAGAACTTTCTCCCATCTCGAAACGTCACCCATAGGACGAGAGAGCTCTTGGTACATAGCCATTCGTAAAAAATTAGGCGGACAATAAGTTATAGCATTAATCTTTATTGCTTTTTGGTATATATTTTTAAATAAATTGTTTTCCATATATGTGATGTCTGCTATTGGAATAAAATTCACATACACCTTATATGTTCCTGTATGAACACCTGACTTTGCTTCAACTTCTTCGTAACCAGCTTTATAATAAATATTTGCTAAATCTCTCGCATATTCCATAGCTAGTGGTGAAAAAAAATCATAATCTGGTATTTCAATATCTTTGTTATAAAATCTATATTGCTCTGGTAATATGTTATTTATGGCTGTTCCACCGTAACATAGCGTTTTATGCGTTCTTAAGAAATTTTCTAAAATTTCTATAATTTTTTTAACTGCATCCGATTGAACAAGTTTTCGACCACTAATTGAAGTAGCATTATCTATTGCCTTTCTCAATATTTGTAATTCTTTTTCTTCAAATGTTTCTTTCATAACTAATTTATACAATATTATATACTAATAATATTATAATACTAATAATATTATAATATAATGTTATATAACCTAATTATATCAAAAATAACGCGCTAAAAACTAGCATTTACACCTAATCCAGTTGTGTCGGGAACAGCTGGTATATCTATATTTAATAACGCTGTTCTTGATTTTTTAAACCAACAATAGTTTTGCTTTGCTCTAAATAACGCATTATATCCAAGTAAGTAATTATCCATATTCTGGTGTTTCATACATATAGCCTGACATCCAGTATCAAAAGATAGTGCAGGATCAAAGTTTATTATTGAATTATCTAAATTTGGTAATACAATGGTATATTTTGTCTTTGTGGACTCTATAAATGAGACGGAACCTTTTTTAGAAGCAATTTGATTATATCTAAATGTATTGCAATTTAATCCTTTGGCTTTCAAATTAACGTAGTCTTTCAATTTACTTAAATCAGCATTAGTATCAATAATACTAGGCAATGGATTAAATTCACAAATTATAATAACTTTTCTATACAATTCTTCCATTTGCATAAATAATAACGTCTCTTCTTTTCTGGGTTCAAGTGTAAAAACCTCATCAGCGTCAGCTAAATATTTCTCGATTAAATCGCCCATTTTTTTAAGCATAGCCAAGTTAGTGCTCATAACTCTAAAATTTAATATTAATGGATCATTTGCGCAATTTGTAGAAGTAAGATTGAAAGCCTTTTCTTTAATAGTCATTAATACTTCTTCTAATAATAGTGAATTATAAGTTTCTTTAATATAATTACTATTAGCAGTTGACGCTGCAATAATAGGCTCATTATTATATGAATAAATCTCAAAATCTAAAAATCTGCAACCATTTGCAATACACTTTTCTAAAGCACAAAGCGCAACAAAGTTATTTTTATAGCCATCACCACAGCAACAATTATAAGCACTTTTAACGTGATAATTTATTAATTTATTATGTGAACTATCAATCCCAAACCCGCTACTTGGTTTTACAATAGCATTAGAGCTGTTATTAACTGGGTTACTAAAATAGGTGGTATTTGTTAATGAGGGCCAATATATATTTAATTTATTGCAACTTCTGGTTTTCAAACTTAATCTATTAGCGACCCAGCTAAATAAAAGTAATACTATAAATATTACTATTGACAATGTTATATAGAAATATTGTCCTCTACTTATATTTGGCATTTTGAATGAAGTAACAGGATTAGGAGTAGGAGTAGACATATACTATTTATTATTATTAAATATTATTATAAAATAATATTATATATTATTATAAAATAATATTATATTATATTATGTTAAATTTAATTAAAAATAGTTATTATAACATAAATAATATAATATATTATTAATTATTATTAATAATATATAATATGGCAGGAGGACTATTAAATTTAATAGCGCTAGGAAATCAAAATATTATTTTAACAGGTAATCCTACAAAAAGTTTTTTCAAGTCCACATATTATAAGTATACCAATTTTGGACTACAAAAATTTAGAATTGACCAAACAGGACAAATGGAATTAGATGTAACCAAAAAATCCAGTTATAGTTTTAAAATGCAGCGTTATGGTGATTTATTAATGGATACTTATTTAGTTGTAAAATTGCCAAAAATATGGAGCCCATTATTAAAATATAACGCTAATGACTATAGGCCTTATGAATTTAAATGGATTAAAAATATAGGGTGTCAAATTATTGAGTCGGTCAATATAACTGTAAATGGTGCAACTATACAAAAATTCAGCGGACATTATTTACAAAATATTGTAGAGCGTGATTTTGATGCACATAAGAAAGCATTATTTGATATTATGACAGGTAATATTAGCGAACTAAATGACCCCGCAAATTATAATAATAGAAGTAATAACTATCCAAGTGTATATAAAAACGCGTCTTCTGATATAAGCGGGATTGAGCCGTCGATCAATGAATATAATTTATACATACCAATAAATTCGTGGTTTTCTATGAATTCGATTATGGCGTTTCCACTAATTTGCTTACAATATAGCGAATTGGTTATTAATTTTACATTGCGACCTTTAATGGAGTTATTTACAATTAAAGATGTATTATATAATAATGCATTAAATCCTATACCATACAATAATTTTCCTCAAATACAGCCTAATCAGAATATAATCGAATACCAATTTAAAAGATTTATTAATCCTCCTCCACTAAGTGATTTGCAGCCAACCGTCGATAGTTATAAAGACTTACCGACTAAAATTAACAGCTCTATTCATTTAATATGTACGCAATGTTTTTTAGCTGAAGAAGAGCGAACTTATTTTGCCAAAAATACTCAAAATTATTTAATACGAGAGATTTACGAATATAAGTTTGAGCGAGTTATTAAGTCTAATAAAATCAAGTTAGAGTCAAACGGATTAATTAAAAATTGGATGTGGTATTTTCAAAGGAGCGATGTTGCTTTGCGCAATGAATGGTCTAATTATACAAATTGGGTATATGAAAATAGCATTCCAAATGATTTGCAAAAATTTGCTATTGCCCAAAACTTTAAATATTATAATCCGCAATTTAGTTATGCTGTTGGTGACATTTCTAAAAATATTTATATTACAGGTAATAGTCCGTCGCTAAATGACCAAACCAACCAGTGCGAAATAATGAAAAATTTTGCTCTAATTTTTGATGGTAAATATAGAGAAACGGATTTTGACAGCGCAATATTTAGTAAATTAGAAAAATATAGCAAATCTAATGGAATATGTTCTAAAGTTGGTTTATATAGTTATAATTTTGGATTATCAACTGACCCATTTAAGCAACAACCTAATGGTGCATTAAATAC